GCTTTGCGCGGCCATGTCCATCATGCGCTGCTGCTCTTGCCCGGCCTGGCCGATCGCGCCGAACCGCGTATCGGTAGCCTGCCGGTTGTAGTCGTCCATTGCCGACGTATAGGCCTGCGAGCCGTAGCGAATGCCCTGATCCGCCAGCCGCTGCTCGATGTTGCCGCGTTCTTTCGACAGTTGCGGGTTGATCCGCGCCATTAGCGCGTCTTCAACATTCTGGCGGTCCTGACTGAAATCGCCTGCGCCATAGCTCTTGGTGATATCGCCCGCGTCACCAAACTCAGTCTGGATCTGGCCGCCCGCGTCGTAGGAGGTTTTCGCCTGCGGCGCGCCCAGGATACCGCTGGCACTGCCGGCGGTTGGTGCACCCGCGTTCGGATTGAACGGCGTTGAGAGTATGTTAGAAGCCCGATTAGCCTGCGACAGCCCCATGCTCGCCAGCGCTTGGCGGGTGCCCAGCGAGGTATTGTACAGCGCCGCCTCGCCGGAGGCCGCGCGCCCCTCTTTCTGTCCATACAGCTGCCAGTGCAGCTGCGGATCCATCCCGGACGCGACGACGTCGGGGTTCTGGCTCCTGTAGGTATACGGGTCGATGCCGTAGGTTTGCGTCGAGGTAAAGCGCGGAATGTTGTAGGTCTGCCCGGTGGATGGATCTTGCCAGCTGTAGTTGCCGGTGACGTCGTAATTAATCCTCCCCTGCGGCGTGCTCTGGTTGACGTTGTTGAGGAACGCGTTCGCCACCCCCGTCGAGACGTTGGTGCCGGTCTGCGCCGCTGCCGTTTGATACGGGTTGGGCGGTGTAGGAGCTTCGGGCTTCGACATGGCTCACATTCCCTGCGGAGGCATTCCCTGCGGCGGCATCTGTTGCGGCATGCCCTGCGGCTGTTGCGGCTGCGCCATGCCCAGCGCGCCGCCCGGCATCCCCGGCGGCATTGCGCCAGCTGACCCCGGTGACGGCATCCCCGGCTGTGGCTGCATCGGCGGCACGCCCGGTGATAGCGGCAATGGAGCCGGCCCAGGCTGCTGCGGCGGCGGCGCGCCTTGTGGTGGCGCACCGGGCGGCGGCATCTGCGGCATCTGCATCTGCGGGATCTGCGGTGCCATTGACTGCGGCGGCGGCTGCGAGATGTTCATCAGCGTTTGCGCGATCCGGTCGCGCTGGCCGGACGCGCCTTGTGGCGGGCCTTGGGGTGGGGGTCCGTACGGCATCAGGCGGCGTCCTTCAGTTCGGGTTTACGCTTGCGATTGGCGTTGTATTTGCTGGCTTCCCAGTCCTCGACCGTCAGCGTGCCGACCACGCCGTCCCGATCGCGGCCGCCGAGGCGCTTGATGTGATGCAGCGAGAACCCGACCGCGGCCATGATCCGCAGCACGATCTCGTTGTCGGCCATCGTGGTTTTGATCACCATCTGGCAGCCGCATTGGTAGAACGGGTAATCGTACATGATCTGGATGGTCCGCCTCGACAGCCAGTTGGTGCCGGGCAGCGCCGCTCCGCTGATCTCGATCGTGCCGACCTCCGGACACCAGTTGCGGTAGACCAACCCGCCTAGCAGGCCGGTTTCATCAACCACGCCAATGGCGCGACACTTGCCGAAGCCGCGCTCCCGGCACTCGGGGATTAGCTGCGCCACGAACGCCGCTACTACCTCGTCATGGCCGAATACGTAGTCGAGCATTGTCAACCTTTCAGGTATTGAACGAATTGCTCCAACCAAGCGGCAGCCCGTTAGGGAAGCCCATCCCGAACGTCGCATCACTTTGCTGTCCCGGCACGCGCGGTTCCATTTGCGGATATCCTCCCGGCCCATACGGCGACTGTATTTGGCGCGGCGGCGGCTGGACGTACCGATCATTGAAGTTTAGCTGCGGTAGTTGGAAACTCTGAGCTGGACCCATCGGGTTCGGGTTCAGGTAATTGAAATTTTGACCGCTCCGCATGGCGTTCATGCTTCGACTGCCGCCGGGGATCGCGCCGGGCAAACCTTCGTTATGGTCCCAGCCATAGACCTGAGGCGCGAACTGTCCCATTGGCGGGGTATAGGACTGCTGCGGGACGGGAGCACCTTCATTGGTGTCCCAGCCATATGACGCGGGACCGTTATACTGCGGCAGGATAGGGGGCTGGTCCGGTGCACGCGCAGCGTCGCTACCGATGCCGCCACCCGTCCGCATGGCATTCATGCTTCGGCTGCCGCCGGGGATAAAACCGCCTGTCGCCCTGCCGTATGCCGCACCCAGCCCGGCATAATAGGCCGGCTGCGCACCGAAGCCGCCCGCGCCATAGATGTTGTTCTGCGTCGCCTGCGCCGCGCCAGGCGAGTAGTTGCCCCACATCCCGGCATTGATCTGCGCTGCCGACATCGCCGGCTGCTGGTTCGGGATGCCCCCGAAATAGCCGCCGCCACCGAAGCCCATGTTAGGAATGCCAGAAACGTCCGTCATTGCATTCTCCTCACACGTTGACGCCCGCCCGATCGAAAATTGCCGCAATTGAAATGAGGTCTACGATCGGCCTGGCGTTTTGCGCCACTGTCACCTGAACGATCGGCGCGTGCGAGTATCCGGTCATACCGATCGACACCCACATGGTATTGCGCACGGTTGGCGTTGGCGCGGTGGCGTCCCATAATGCCGTGTCCCACAAGCCTTCGTCCCAAAGATCGAGCAGCCCCGGATCCGGCCCGGCGTTCGGCGGCGGCGGCAAGGTCACGACATAGTCGGTCGTCGCTGACAGTTGTGGCTGGAACGGCTCACTGGCGCGCGAGAAGAACGATGCCCGCGCCTGTCGCCATGTGATGGTCTGCGATGGCGAGGAGAACATCTCCCAGCCTCCGACCAGCGTCGCGACATACGGCACGCCATTGTCGTAGCCGGTGCGGTCGGCCAGCATGATTTGGCCGGTCTGGGTGCCGAAAAACATGTCGCTGCCCAGCCGCATGAAGCACATGCAGTCCCAGCCGGTGAACCGCGTCCAGGCTCCGGTTGCCGAGTTGACGACCAGACAGCGTTGCTTGCCGGGCAGGCCGCCCGGCAGCGTGACAAAGATCCCGCCGTATTCATCCCACTTGCACAGCGTCCAGTGGTGCTCGCGCTTGTCGTTGACCTCATCGCGCCACATCGGCTTGATGTTGCGGGTGATCGCGGCCAGCTCCAGCTCGGCGCGGGATTTCGTAATCGCGCCGCTGGTAGGAAGAATGCCGTCGACAGTCGCAATCAGCAGATCACCACCCACCGCCAGATGCGCGTTCATGCCCAGCGGCGGCGACATCTCGTAACGACCCTCCTGCCGCCAGTTGTTGGGATCTGCCGGGTTGCCGCCGGTAAAGATCAGAAGCTCGCCGAGGTCGGTGCAGAACACCAGTTTGTCATCGATGCCGTCGCCGGCGTCGATCGACCAAGTAGCGCAAAACAGCAGCTTGCCGCCCTTGGTCGCGGCACCCGACAGCGGCAGAAGGTTTAACTGTCCGCCCACTGCGTTCAGGCCGAGATACCAGGCATTCATGCTCTGGCGCTCGATGAAGAACAGCCTGTTGCGGTATTTGCAGACGTAGGTCAGCGCCTCGCCGTTCTCGACCGGCGTTCCCGCCGGGCCGATGATCCATGGCGCATCGTCGGAGGCCACGTCAAAACCCCAGCGCAACGGGTTGGCAATACGGTCGGCCTCGAAGGTGCCGGACGCTGGCGCACTGTGCGCCACTAGGCATTTCCAGCGCGAGCCGTCATTGGGGTCGCGCACCCGGTCGTCAATGACATACGCCGCGCCGTTGACCCAATCCGAAGGTGTCGTGGTGGTGAGTGACGTCCAGGTCGTGCCGTCATAGCGCAGCAGCGGGTCGCCGGCGTCGTCCGCCACGATCATGAAATCGCCGCCCTGATTGGCGAGCTGCGAGGCGACATGGTTGCCCGACGTCCGGGTGCTGTCGACCTCGACCGGCGTCGAGGTTGTCACGTTGTAGATCTTGGTCTGGTTGGCTGCGAAAATCTGGTGTTTGACGCCGCTGTTGTACTCGAACGCGGAAATAACCGGCGTCGTTTCCGGCAGTTGACACCATTCCTCGCAGCCGCCGCGCAGGCTGACGCCGCGCATGGTCGGCTTCCAGTTGTCACAGACCAGCGCCGCGCCGGGCTGCATGAAGGCTTCGTTCTCGTTCAGGATCAGTCCGCGGGTCGGGGCGGGGATCGTGATGGTCTGCAACTGTTGCGCCGCCTGCGGCGGCACCGGGGATCGGCGAAAGAACTGGTGTTGGCTCATGGCCCCACCCAGGCATTCGAGCTTCCCCTGTAGATCGCACGGCCCCGGCCAACGATGATCGGCCCTGGACTGTCGTGACCCATCGCATAGGTCAGCGCGTCACCGTAGGTACCCATATCCTCGGCGTAAGGCGACCCTTTCTGCGCCTTCCATTGCCAAATCATTCCGAGTTTAAAAACGCGTTCGTCCAGCGCGAAGCTATCGTCGTCGTTCTGGAAAACGTCGTTGACGCCGCCGCTGCCAAGTCTCACGCAATTCTTGTGCAAGTAGGCGAAATAAGCGCTCTGATCAGCTGCTAGTGCGGGGAAAATATGCATCTGCCCGCCCATCATCGTCCACTCGCCCCACGCATTATCACTATCGCCATTATCGACGCGACGGTTGAGCCATTCATCAGTGTCGGGAACAAAATGCATCGCCGTTTGCGACGAGGTCGAGCGCCATACATTTGAGGTCAGCAGCATCCGCTTGTAGTCGGCTGGCAGATCCCATGCCGTGGTAACGCCGTCGCCGACGAAGGTCGCAGTCTTCTTCAGTGTGGTCCAGTCGCGATTGTCGTAGGCGATGCGCTGCGCCATTTCGTTGGCGAGCGACAGCATCTCCTGCATGGTCCTGTTGCCGGTGATGCCGGAAAATATGGACTGCGGAATAGTCACACCGACCGCCGCGCACACATCCCGCACCACAGACAACAGGGTCATCGTCATGCCGCCTTCGTGGTCGAATTGCCGGCGGCGTCACGCGCCAGCCGGATTAGGGTTTTGCGGTTCATCGATCCCAACGGAGTTTGGCCGGTGTTGGTGGTGACGAACTCGCGCAGTTCATCGAGGTTCATGCCGTCGAAGCGGTCCTCGCGCGTCGGGGTAACCTCTGGGCCGCGGTCCTTAATGGCGCGAATGTCTTCCTCAAGCAGTGCATTCTTAGCGCGCAGCGCCTCCAGTTCAGACAGCATCTGGGTGTTCGGTGCGCCGGTTCGCGCTTCTTCCAGATACTCCTGCGCCTTGTTCTTGAGGTCGCGACCGTGCATGCCGAGGTTCTTCAGCTCTAGCCCGTCGATCGCGGCCAGCGCCTCGATGGTGTAGATGTTCTGTGCGCGCAGTTCGGCGCGGCGCGCTTCGGTCAGGAAGCGCCCGTAGTCCAGCGGCGTGCCGGACTTGGTCTGCACGGCCTCGGCTTTGAACTGCTGGTATTGCCGCCGGAAACGCTCGGCGTAGGTTAGCGGCTGCTGGCTGCCATCGGACGCGGTGATCCAATGCGAGAAGCCGGTGGCGGGATAGACGCCAACGTTCTTGGATCCTGGATAGCGCAGTTCGACCACCTCGAGGTCATCGAACACCGGACGGTTCTGTTGGATGCTTTCGGTTTCGTTCTTGCGTGCCATCATCTTGAACAGGGCGACGACTGAAGCATCGGGATCTTGCTGAATAGCCATAGGCGAGATTTCCTTCCGTTGTTAATTGGTCCGGAGCCGTCTTCGGCAAAGCGCTCGGAAGGCGTTAGATCCTTGCCGGGACGGCTCCGGTTTCTGCGGGGCGGTTGGAGGCCACTTCCGCAAAAGTTGTATTAGGCAGCCGGGTTGCTGTCGTAGAAGCGCCAGTTGAAGAATGGGTTGACCATGGTCAATTCACCCATCCAACCAATGAATTGCGCCACTGCGTCCTTGTCGATCGGCATCATGCCGTCGCCCTCGAACAGGGTGTCGAAATTCCGGTTCGGATGGTAACGCAACCGGAGGCTGTCGGTGTCGATGCCAAAGGTCGTGTTCGCCGGCATGTTGGATCCGATGCCGCCGTCCATCACGATTTCGGCGCGCTTGCCGCCGCCGACATACTCCAGCGAACTGAAGCCCAGCTTGCCCATCGATGTCTCGTTGGTAATGCGCTGGATTGCCACCGTGGCGGCGTCATAGGCCGCGTAATGCTCGGGCGACATGATCAGGAGGTCCGCATAGTCCTTACCGCGGGACTGCTTGGTCATGATCAGGTTGAGCATCGGCCGGATCGTGGTCGAGTTGACTTGCGTGCCGATCGACGTGAACGGCGCGGCATTGGCGTCATAAGTCGCCGTGCGCCACACGGCGTTCGCTGCCGGCGCGCGATCGATGCCGCCATAGACGCCGGTGTTGTTGATGATCGGAATAGCCGTCGCTAGTCCGGTCAGCTGCTTGCCGCCGTTGAGCGAGCCATCGCCATACAGCGCGGCGTCCATGATGTCCTCGAGGCTGCGCTCGGCCGCGTCGATGTAGCTGTCATAGACATCCATCAGCTGGCCTTCGCCCTCGTTGTTGAGGATTTCCTGCATGCTGAGAATGACGGGAACGACGACCATCTTCGGCTCAAAATAGGCATCGTTAAACAGATCGATCGCCGGATTGAGCAGCTGGTCATAGCCGCTGTACCACTGACCGATCTGCTTCGCGACTTGCAGCGTCTGGCGAATGCGCGGACCATGATAGGTCTGCCAGAGGCCTTTGCGCTTCATCACCGCGAGCAGTGCGTTGTTGTTGCTCACGAGGTCCTGATAACCGCTCGCGCGCTGCTCGAGCGACATGCTCAAGATCTGCATGTATTGGGCATTACTCGTCAGGTTGGGCATCGCCCTTGTCCTTTCATCGGTTGAAACTCAGACGTGACTACATCGAGCCTTGAACGCGGCGGATCGCGTTCTGAACGGCTTCTCTGCGACTTGGCGGCGGTCCCTTCGGCCGTGACTGGCCA